ACGAAGATACTTACCTGATAAAGCTTGGAAAGCTCTTACGGCTAAAGAAAAATCAGCAACTAACAAAGCTAAAGCAAGTGGATATAAAAAAGGTAAACAGTTTGTTAAACAACCAAAAAAAATTGCAGCCAAAACAAAGAGATTTAGATGAAGAAATTTATAGATAAAATAGTTTTTAAATTAAAAGTTTTTATTATAGAAACAAAAAACAAATGGAATAAAAAATAATGGAATACACAATAGACGATACTCCAACAGTAGATACTACAGATAAAGCAGCTGCTATCTTACAAAAGTATAAAGAAGCTGTATCTGTTAAAGATCATTGGAGAGAAAAGTTTGAAGAAGCATATGAGTATTGCTTACCTAATAGAGAATCTTTTTATGATGAATCTCCAGGACAAAAAAGAACTGATAAAATTTTTGATGAAACTGCTGTAGTAGGTGTACAAGAATTTGCATCTAGATTACAATCTGGTATCGTTCCTACATTTGCAAGATGGGCAGATTTTCAAGCTGGTGTTGAAATACCAGAAGAACAAAAATCACAAGTTAATTTACAGTTAGATAAAATTACAGAATACGTTTTTGAAGTATTACAAAACTCTAACTTCAATCAAGAAGTACATGAAGCATTTATGGATCTTGCAGTTGGTACTGGATGTATGCTTGTTGAAGAAGGTGATGCTGTAAATCCAATTAAATTTACTGCTGTACCATTACCTAAACTATGTTTATTAAATGGGCCAGATGGTAAGATAGATACAGTTTACAGAACTAGAAAAGTTAAACCAGAACACATTAAAGTTTTATATCCTAAAGCTGTAATGCCAGAATATTTTGATCCATTAAAACAAAAAAAAGAACATACAATCATTGAAGCTGTTTATAGAATCTATGAAGACAATATTGAAAAATATAAATATTGTGTAGTATTAGAAAATCCTAAAGCTGTTTTATTTGAAGAAATATATACAGGAGAAGGATCTAATCCATATTTAGTATTTAGATGGAACAAAGCATCTGGTGAAGTTTATGGTAGAGGCCCAATCTTTAATGCAATGGGTGCTATTAAAACTTGTAATCTTACAATTGAATTAATATTACAAAATGCACAGATGGCAGTATCTGGAGTTTATACTTATGAAGATGATGGTGTAATTAATCCAGACAATATTGCTTTAGTACCTGGATCATTAATACCAGTAGCTCCAGGATCTAGAGGTTTAAATTCAATTCAATCAGCATCTAATTTTGATGTAGCTCAATTAGTATTAAATGATATGAGGCAGAATATTAAAAAAGCTTTATACATGGAAACTCTTGGAAGACCAGAAGGAACTCCAATGACAGCAACAGAAGTTTCTGAAAGAATGGCAGATCTATCTAGACAAATAGGATCTTCATTTGGAAGACTTCAATCTGAATTTATTCATCCATTATTAAAAAGAATAATTAGAATATTATCTAAACAAGGTAGAATAGAATTACCAAAAGTTAATGGTAGAGAAGTTAAAATAGCTGCAAGATCTCCATTAGCTAAAGCACAGCATATGCAAGACATATCTGATGTAAATAGATTTAATGAAATTATTGCAGGTACTTTCGGCCCACAAATGATTAATGTTATTGTTAATCAAAATGAAACTGCTAAGTATCTAGCTAGTAAAATGAATTTGCCTGAAAAACTTATTCGTGATGAAGAAGAACAACAGCAAATAGTACAACGGATTAGTCAATTACAAACTGCGCCAGGAGAAGGAGAGATACCACAATAATGAGCTGGGATGGACTTAAAACTAAAAAGCCAATCCCTGCAAAATCTATAGACGGTTACGTAAGATCTGAACAAGAAGAACGTAATCTCAATAAATCTTTTGCAGGTTTGTTCAAGGGTGATGATGGAAAGCTAGTCCTTGATTATATTAAATCAATAACAACTGAAGCTGTTGCTGGGCCAAACATTGACAGCAATCAATTATTTCATTTAGAAGGAATGAGATTCTTAGCAGGTATAATACAAACAAGAATAAAAAAAGGAGAACAAGATGGCAGATGATAATGCACAGGCACCAATCGCCACAGATACTCAAACAGAATCTGGTGAAACGAGTGCTAATACAAGTAAGCCAGAATTTATACAAGATAAGTTTTGGGATGCTGAAAGAAACGAAGTTAATCTAGAAAACTTAGCAAGTAGTTATAATTCTTTAGAAAAGAAATTAGGTTCTAGAACTGAAGATCTTTCAAAACAAATAAGAGAAGATTTAGAAATGGAAAAACTTAAATCTGCTCCAGAAGAATATAAAGTTAATCTACCAGAGTTACCAGAAAATGTAGATGTTTCTGTTTCTGATGATATGGAAATTGTACAATGGTGGAAAGATACAGCAAAAAAAAATGGACTTTCTCAAGAACAATTTGATCAAGGTGTAGAAATGTTTGTTAATAATGCTATTGCAACTTTGCCAGATATGAACGCAGAAATGCAAAAGCTAGGTGATAATGCTAAAGAAAGAGTAGAAGCAGCTGAGCTTTGGTCAAAGAAAAATCTTTCACCAGAATCTTATCAAACTTTTTCAAGTGTAGCCTCAACAGCAGAAGGTGTAAAAGTCATAGAAGAAATTATGAAGATGACTAAAGATAGTCCTATGCCATCAACACCTACACAAGTATCTGTTGCTCCTAATCTACAAGATCTAAAATCTATGATTAATGATCCTAGATATTATGATTCTAATAGAAGGGATCCAGCTTACGTTAAAAGAGTAGAGGAACTTTTTGAAAAAGCGTATCAAAATAAACAAGGATAAGTTTCCATATAAGAAACTTAAAAAAGATCTGCATTGGCTAGATGCAGTTAGCGATACTGGTTGGTTATCTAAAGATCAAATGGATAAACAATCACCAGCTAAAGCTGTATGTAGCCAAATGTGGATTTACAAAGAAGACGATAAATCTATTACATTATTTGCAAACTATTCATATGATGATGACGGTCATATAGAGTTTGGAGAAGTTATTACTATTCCTAAAGTATGGATGTAATTGTGCGTTGTTTATATATATAAACAAATCTATTTTCACAACAAGACCTTAAAAATGTTCAATGATTGCCCTTAACTGGATAACAATCCTCTGCATTTGTAAGACAATCGGTAAATAAACGTAACTTAACAAATAGGAGCTAATAATGGCAACATCAATAACAAATGCCTTTATAACTCAGTTTGAAGCTGAAGTTCATATGGCTTACCAAAGAATGGGTTCTAAATTAAAGAACATGGTAAGAACAGTGAATGGCGTTAATGGTAATACTGTTAAGTTTCAGAAAGTTGCAAAAGGTTCTGCAAACACTAAAGCAAGACATGCTGAAGTAGTTGCAATGGATCTTTCTCACAGCAATGTGGATGCGACTTTAACTGATTACTATGCAGCAGATTACGTTGACAAGCTAGACGAGTTAAAGGTAAACATAGACGAAAGACAAGTAGTAGCACAATCAGCTGCTTACGCTTTAGGTAGAAAAACTGATAGCGTATTGACAGGTATCATGGATGGTGCAACTCAACTTGCAAACAACTCATCAGGTACTGGTACTGGTATGAACTTAGGAAAAGCTCAAGCTATGATGGAACTTTTCAATACTAATGACGTTCCAGATGACCAACAAAGATATTGGGTTGTTGGACCAAAACAATGGTCAGATCTAATCAACCTTGATCAATTCTCTAGAGTTGAATATGTAGGCGAAGGTGAGCTTCCATATTCTGGAGGAATGACTGCTAAGAGATGGTTAGGATTCTTATGGTTTGTACACAGTGGACTAGAAACTTCTGGTTCTACTGATAGACATACTGTAGCTTTCCACAAATCATCAATTGGTTTAGGAATTGGTTCTGATGTTAAAACTGAAGTGAACTACATACCAGAAAAAGTTTCACACTTAATTACATCTATGCTTTCAATAGGTGGAACAGTGATTGATTCTGATGGTATCAGAGTTCAAAAATGTGCTGAATAATAGGAGGATAAATGGCTTACGAAACTGCGAATCCAATCAAAAAGATTGCTGAAGCTGGTGGTAACTCTGTATTCTTCTACAGTGATGGTGACGCTATTGCTACAATAGCTGCATCTGGTTACTTCAACTCAGCAACTGAAAACTTAAAAAAAGGTGATATTATCCTTTGCGTTGGAACTAATGCAGGAACACCAACAGTAGATATTCTTGTAGTATCTTCTGCTACTGGTGCTGCTACAGTTACAGTCGTAAACGGTTCATAATATCGTTAATGATTTATTGGGGGCGATTAACTTCGCCCTCAATTTAATATTTTTAAAAGGAATTAAATGGCAACATCAAAAGTAGATATATGTGCAAGAGCTTTAGTAATGATAGGAGCGCAGCCAATATCTTCTTTCTCAGATGGTAGCACAGAAGCTTTAGTTGCCTCAAATGTTTATGAAGACATAATTCAAGCTTCATTGACAAGACATAGATGGAAGTTTGCTACCAATCAAAAACAATTATCTTTATTAGCTACAGCACCAACAGGTAGATACGACTACGCATATCAATTACCATCTGATCCAGGCGTATTACAAATTAATACAATTACAGTAAATGATTATGTAATACCTTACACAAGATATAAAGATATGATTTATGTTAATAACTATGGTGCAAATCAAGCTTTGATCTTAGATTATATTTATAGAGTTGAAGAAGATTATTTTCCTGCTCATTTTAGATTAGCATTAGAATATGAACTAGCATCTATCTTTGCAGGTTCAGTTGCAAGAGATGCAGGTATGATTAGAGAGTTTAAAGCTTTATCTGATAGACAATTTTTAATATCTAAAAACATAGACACTTCTGAAGTAACAACTAGAAAAATTGATACTTCTAGATTTATTAACTTAAGAAACTCTACGAGAACTGATGTATAATGGCAAGATCATTAAAAACTGTATTAACCAACTTTTCATCTGGAGAGCTTAATCCATTACTAGCTAATCGTATTGATACTCCCGCTTATTCTAATGGAGCTAAACAATGCAGAAACTTTTCATTACTTGCTGAAGGTGGTGTAATGAGAAGACCAGGAACTAACTATCTTGCAACACTTCCTGCTGAATGTAGATTAATTCCATTTGTATTTTCTGATGATGAAATAGCTATTATAGTTTTATCTAATAATAGAATGGATGTTTATAATATTAGTGGTACAGCAATAGTATCTAATTATACTACAAACTGTAATTGGACTACAGCTCAATTGTTTGAATTAAATTTTGCACAATTTGGAGATACAATATTTGTAACTCATAGAGATAATCCTATGGTAAAAATATTTAGATCTTCAGCTTCAACTTTTACAGTTAGTTTATATGAGTTTCAAATTAATGAAGATGTTGTTGTTTCTGGAGCATATAAAACAGATACACCATTTTATAAATACGAAGATGGCTCAGTAACATTAACACTATCTACTAATGCAACAGGAACAGGAAGAACAATAACTGCAAGTACAGGATTTTTTACATCTGCTTATGTAGGACATTATTTATTAGTTGATGGATCTCAAATTAAAATAACAGGATATACATCTCCAACAGTTGTAACAGGTACAATTATTGAAACTGTTTCTGGTGGAACTGGGCCACACTTTAATTGGAAAGAAGAAGCTATTTCTACAGTAAGAGGTTATCCTCAAGCTGTAACATTTCATAATAATAGATTATGGTTTGGTGGTTTAAAATCTAGACCTGCTGGAATATTAGCTTCTAGAATATCTGAGTATTTTAATTTTGATGTAGGTACTGGAGAAGCAGATGAAGCAATTGATTTAGATATTGCTGGATCAGAAGTTAATGAAGTTAGACATATGTTATCCGGAAAAGACTTACAAGTATTTACAGATGGTGGAGAATATTACATTCCAAGAGCAAGTGATAATACAATTACTCCTGGTAATGTGTCAGTATTAAGACAAACACCTTATGGTATTAGTAGAACAGCTCCAGTTATGTTTGATCAAGCAGCAGGATTTATTCAAAAGAATGGTAAAGCTGTAAGAGAGTTTATTTATTCTGATATAGAAGATGGATATAAATCTACATCTGTTTCTATTCTTGCTCAACATCTTATTGACAATCCAAAACAAGTTGCAGTTATTAAAGGTAACTTTACAAGACCAGAACAATATGCTTTCTTTTTAAATAATGGATCTACATATCCTGGAACATTTGCAGTATTTCATTCTGTAAGAGATGAAAAAATTGCAGGTTGGACATTGTGGAGTACAAGAACAGATGACTATTATCAATCTATTATATCTCTTAATGAATATTTAGTATGTTGTGTAAAAAGACAACTAAATGGATCTACTGTTTATACACTAGAAAGATTTGGAGATGATGATAGTATATCATTAGATATGCAAACTACATCAACTGTAAATCAAAAAGGTACACCATTAGTAAATGGAGCTAGTCAAACAGGATCTGTATTAGCTGTTGATGGATTTACTTCTGATCCACAAATTAATGAAACATTTACAATTGCAGGTGATTCAACTGAATATACAATACAAGCTGTTACTAATAATGGTGGTGGATCTTATGATCTTAATCTTGACCAGGCGTTAGCTAGTACACCTGCTGATAATGCAATAATAACTTTAGTTAAAGGTTTTTTACATGATGTAAATGGTATATATACTAATGAGCAAATCAATGCTGTAGAGGGTAATAGCTCTCTTGGTGCGTTTACTGTTTCGGCATCAGATACTATTACTTTAAACACACCGAGAGCAAGTGGAGTAGAAATTGGTTTTAACTATACACCGATATTAGAAACTATGCCTATTGATAAAGAATTACCAGAGGGGCCATTAACTGGTTTACCTAGAAGAATTTCAAGAGCCATCATTGATCTTAATTCTGCTTTAGATTTAACTGTCAAAGCTGCTGACACTACCTCTAAATCTTTAGTAGTCCAACAAGTTAATTTCACTGGTGGTTCTGACCTCACACCTGTTACTGAAAAAAAAGAATTTTTCTTTTTGGGATATGATAAAAGTCCAACTGTTACATTATCTCAAGATGATCCATTACCAATTAAAATATTAGGAATGTCTGTGGAGGTCGTATTTGCATGAGTGCTGATCCTGTTACATTAGCTGTTGCTAGTTTTGCTGTACAAGCTGTTGGTACATATTCACAAGTACAACAACAAAAAGCAGCAAACAAAGCTCAGATTCAATATTATGAATCAGAAAAAAAAGCTAACCAATTAAAAGGTTTGCAAGATGCTAATGATGTTATGGAAGAAGCAGCAAGAAAGCGAAAACAAAATTTAGCTATTGTTGCAGGTTCTGGTTATTCTGATGATAGTAGAAGTTTTTTAGCTATTCAATCTGAAGTAAATCGTATTGCTCAAAGAGATATTAATAATATTAGAATTAATACTTTAAGAGGTGAAGGTAAATTAGAAACCTCTATATACACAACTAAAGTTATGGGTAAAGCACAAGAGTATGGAGCTTATGCAAGTATAGCAGCTGCAGGTTTTAAAACAGCAGCTTATGCTTCATCATATAAAACTCCTAAAACTACAAAAGGACAATATGATTCTAATAGAGCTGCTGCAAATAGAGATTATTATAAAGGAATAGGACAATACGAATAATGGCATTAAAAACAGGAAAAAAAACAGTTAATTTAAAATCATCTGTAGCTGATAATATTGGAATACCTAAATTTCCAGATACAACAATATCTGCTACAATTGCTAAACCTGTATCAGAAGCAATTGATGCTTTTAGAAAAAAAGCAGAAGTAGATGCAACTGCTAATTGGCAATTTCAATTTAATCAACAATCAAGAGATCATTACTTACAATTAAAAGATAAGTTTAAATTTGATCCAGATGGCATGAGAAATGCTATAGATAGTTATTCTAAAACTACTTTAGCTAATACTCCTAGTGCTTTTAAAAATGTAGCTCAAAATATTCTTGCAGGAAAAAATCTAGCTAATATGTCTTATGCTACAACTAACTATAATGCTAGAGAAGATCAAAGAGCATTAGATGGTTGGGATGAATTAAAAACATCAACAATGCTTGATGCTGGAGCACATCTAGATACTATTACTCAAAATCCTAATTTAAGTGTTTTAGATATAAATAGTTTTATTGGTAATGATTTACAAAAAACTATAAACCATAATTATGGTGGAGCTGAAACAACTTTAGTACAAACTAATAGATTAGCTGGTTCTCAACTTAAAAAGAATTTAACTAGCGATATTATTGATATGGAAGCTCTAAGAGTTTTTTCTATTATTAAAAAATCTGGTGATGTTGAAGGTAATAAATATTTTTTAAATTATGCTGCTGGTGAAGATAATTTTCCTGTAACACCAGATAATGTTAATAATCCTATTTTTCAAAAATATGCAAATGATATTAAAGATCCTTTTACTAGAGGTAAAATTATACAGAAAGTAAAATCATTATATGATGACTATAATAGTAAAAATATTACTGCATTAAAAAATTCAAAAATTAAATATGATATTGATAGAGAACAAGATTTTGGATCAGTATTAGATGTAAATAATTTTAAAGATGGTGCAAATGGCAATGCAACTAATTATGTAATTAATGCTATGCCAGGAATAAGTGAAACTGATTTTCCTAAAGCTGTAGAAATAGTTAATAAAAATATTAATGTTCAAAAATTAGTAAGTAAAGCAATTAATAATGAAATAATAGACAATTTTGAAAGTAATGAACAAATGGAATTATTTAAAACTGCATTACTTAGAAGACAAGGAATTGATGATAAAAATATAACTGATATTAAAAATCAAGATGCACTAGGTACTGTAATGGAAATATATAAAAATCAAAATATGGAACCAACTGCTGTATTAAAAAAAATTAATAAAGATTATAATGTTAATTTTAAAACACCAGGAATGATTGAAGATTTTGATGAAAATTTAGCTTTATTTAATTTTATAAAATCAAAAGATATGTTTCCATATGTTACAGTAGAAAATGAAAGCATTTATAATGCAGCAAATGATATAGGTATTTCAGCTATGTCATCTAAAGAACAAAAAGCAGAAATGCTTAATAAATTATTAGAAAATAAAGGTAATTTAGTTCAAAATAAAGAAAAAATTTCAAAAAATATAGATGATAATCTTTCAGTAGCCATTGATAATATGAAATGGACTATAGAAATGCAAGACATTAATACAGATACTTGGTGGTTAAAAAAAATATTTAATAAAGAAAAAAATAAATTTAGTCATATGTTTATACCAGAAAGTACTAGCCTTTGGTATAAAGGACTTGATATGACACCACAAGTTCAAACTGTTTGGTTAGATAATATTAAAACACAGTTAGCTTATATTAATGGATCTAAAGATATTGATATAACAACTGATGAAGGTAAAGAACAATTTTATAAAGCATCTATTCAAGCTTTACATTCAATGAATAAACAAGGTTATTCTGCTACTAGATTAAATGGTACAGGTAAAGTTAGTATGGTTAAACATGGTTTTGAAAAAGAAGTTGGTTTTACTGGTCAAGGTTTTGATTCTGCATTAATGGCTCAAGCAAATTGGTTAAAAGCTAATTTATCAGAAGAAGAACAAATAGAAAGATTTGGTTTTGATCCAGTAGGCCCAAGTGGTAAAAAACAAAAACCTAAAGATATTAATGCTATTATGAAAACAATAATAGATGATAATTATAAAAATTTAACTGTAGAGTTTGCAGGAACATATAGTATTGATAATAAAGGTAATAAAGTTCCCAATTATCATGCAAAAATTCAAATTGAAGATAAATTAGTTAATTTAACTCAAGGTGATAATTATTTTGATCCTACTGGATTTGGAAGTAGTAAATTAATTGAAGGTATGCCAACTTCTAGAGCTCAAGTAATTCAAGAAATAGCTGAGAAAAAATTTGATTTATTTATGAATAAAAAATTAGGTAGATTTATAGATGGTGATTCAGCTACAGAAAAATGGTTACAAAAGTTTTTCTTTGCAACAACTAAAACATTTGTTGAAGCATCTGATTATAGATTTTATCCAGATTTTCCAATTGCTGATGATGTACCAAAAGAAGTAAAACCATTTAATGTTATATTTAAACTTTTAGGTAAAGATATAGATGTTGAAAAATATTATAATGAAGCAGCTGAAATTAATAACGAAATAGATGAAATGGTTTCTTATGATAAACAGATTATGGGCAATAGAAGAATAACTGATAAAGAAAAATTATTAGAAGCTAGAACACCACCATATAAAACTTCTTATACTCAAGAAAACATTCAAAAAACATATAGACAATATGTTTACAATAATTATGAAAATAAAGATTTACCATTAACATTAAGAACTAATAACTACATGGCAGTTATGAAAACTGATGAAACTTGGGATGGTGAATTGAAAGATATATCAACAGGTAATCAAGCAGCTATATTTGCTAGTCCTGTAGATTCTATTAGAGCAGGTGTAAGAGTTATGATTAATAACTCAACATTAATTAAAAATGAAACTACTAAAAGATATGGAAATAATCCTACTATTGAAGAAGTATTATCTGTATATGCTGAAGATAGTGAATCATATTTAAATGCTTTAGAAGATAAAACTGATTTTACTAGAGATACAGCAATTAACTTTTTTGATGGAAATCAAATGAATATGTTAATTAAATTTATGATTGAACATGAAATGGGAAGCGAAGCATTTAATCAATACTATCCACCTAATAATCAATTGTTTTTAGACCAAATGATTTTTGAAGGATATACTAGAGGTATTAATTCTTTTGGTGGTAGATTAGGTAAAATAGATTAATGACAGCTTATCCATTTACTCCTGCTGATGCAGAAAGTTTAAAACAAGAAAGAAATAATCCTGTACAATTTAATCCTATAAAAGATTTTTCTCAAGGATTTGCAGATGAAAACTTACCTAGTATTGCTTTTGAGCATATGGTTAATCATCAAGATTTTATACCAGATGAAACATATAATCCAAAAGAAGATCCTAGATTAAAAAACTATGAAGATTTATATGATATGTTTATGTTTAGTAGAAGTGCTGAAGAAACTACAGCTATTATAAATAAATTAAATACACAAGCAGAAACTAATTATGCAAGTCCTTGGTATCATATTGGTAAAATAACTGGTGCATTTTTAGATCCATCTACATTATTATTAGCATCTAAGTTTGGTCAAAGTGCAAAAGTATTTGGATCAGCATTTACAGCAGAAGAATTATCTAAACAAGTATTAGATCCTACAAGACCAGATGAATATGTTCCTTGGGTTGTAGCTGGAGGATATGGTGTTCCTTATCTTTTAAATAAAATGGCTAAAGGTCAAATTGGAGCCAAAGTACAAGATAAAATTATTCAAGCTGATAAAGCATACAATACTCCTAGAAAACAAACTGTAGATAATAAAATATATCAAGATGGTAATTTTGTAGATCCTAATCAACAAGTTAAACCTGGATCAGTAGGAGCTGCTACAGCAGAAAATAAAATTCAAAGTACACCTAGAAAAGAATTTGAAGGTGAAGAATTTATTAAAACTAATTTAGGAATATTTGGTGAAGGTGGCCCATGGACACCTGTATTTAGATTAGCTAAATCAAAATCATTAAATGCAAGAAAAATGATTGCAGATATTCTTGATACTCCATTATTAAAATTAAAAAATACAAAACAATATGGTTTTGAAGCATCTGACGCATCTATAGAAACTAAATTAAGAATGATGGAAGTTGGAAATATAGAAGCTATGAAAGGTATTAAAGATCAATACTTAGTTTATTTAAAAAGAGTACAAGGTAAATCACCAACTACTGAATTAGGAATTAATTTATCAAACAGATTTAATAATGATTATATGTCTATTACACAATTTGGTACAGAAGTTGCTAAAGCTAGATTAAATAAAATGCAACATGAAGTGCCAGAAGTTTCGGCAGCTGCTAGAATTACTCAAGAAAAAGTTTATGGCCCACTTGGTAAAGAAATACAAGAATTAGGTATTCGTAAAATACCTATAGAACAAGAATTAAAATTTTGGCAAAATACATTAGATACTATGAAAAGAAAAAAAGAAGGAACTGTTAGTTTTAAATCTAAAGTTGATGGTCAAACTTCTCAATATACTGCTACTGAAATAAATAACAAAATTAGTAAATTAAAAGAAAGATTAATTAGAGCAGATAAGTTAGTAGAAGATTATGTTAATATTATTTACAACAAACCTGCAATTGAGAATAATAAAAATTTATTTAAAGAAATTATTAGAGAAGATTTTATTAAACGTGGTTTAGTTATTAATAATAAAAAATTAAATCAATTAGTAGAAGATCTATCAAATCATTTTCCTTTTATTAGATTTGAAAAAACAAAATACACAGATAATGTTGATGATCTTATTTATGAAAGATTTGCTTTTAATAGACCTAGATATGCTAGAGCTACAAGAGCTAGAGAACTAAATTTATTACCAGAAACACAAGCTAAGTTAATGGATAATAACTTTATTGTTAATGATATATTCTCATTAATGAAGTCTTATTATAGACAAACTTCACCAGATATATTATTTACCAAAAAATATGGTGATCCTAATGCCTTAGGTATTAAGTATGTTTCTGAATCTGAATCAATGACAAGTCCTGGTATTTACCAAGTTGCTTCAGAATATAATAAAAGAATTAATTTAGCTAAAAATAAACAAGAAAAATTAAAACTTGTTAAAGAAAGAAATCAAGTATTAGAAGATTTAGAATCTTCTGTAGAGTTAGTTAGAGGTACTTTTGGTTTACCTGCTAATCCTCATCATTGGACTTCCAGAGCTATGAGAGGAATGAAACATTATAATGCTCTTACTATGCTTACAGGATTTATGGCAGCAGTATCAGATGTAGCTAGAACTGTTATGACCTCTGGTATTGAAAGAGGATTTAAAACACAATTTGAAATGTATTCAGATATGTTATCAGGCAAAAATGCAACAGGTATTTTTAAACTTGGTAAAAAAGAAGCTCAATCATTTGCAGAAGCAGTTGATATGATTACTGGTCAAAGAGCTATGTTATTTTCTGATATTGGAGATATGTTTGGTATGGGATCTAAAGTTGAAGGTGCTATGGGTAAAGCAGCAAACTTTAACTTTATGTATATTAACATGATGTCTAGATGGACAGAATTTATGAAAAGTGCTGCATCAGTTACTATTGGATCTAGAATAATAGAAGATTCTATTAAATGGTCTAAAGGTAATCCTTTAGCTGATAAATGGAAAACTGCATTAGCATCTTCCGGTATTGATGAACAAATGGCAAAAAGAATAGCTAATGAGTTTGAAAAACATGGTACTAAGTTAGAACATAATTTTATGGCTAATACAGCTGAATGGACAGATGATGCTGCTAAACAAGCATTTGGTGCAGCTCTTAATAAAGATATTAATATTACAATTGTAACTCCAGGAAAAGGTGACACTCCATTATGGATGTCTTATGAGTTAGGATCTACAATTGCTCAGTTTAAAAAATTTGCTATGGCTGCTAATCAAAGAATGTTGATGAGAGGTATGCAAGAAAAAGATATGGATTTTTTATTTGGATCATTTTTATTACTAGGATCTGGTATGATGATTGATGCTATCTATCATGAGTTTAGATTTGGTAAAGATTATTCTAAATTATCATTAACTCAAAAATTATTAAATGGTTTTGATAGATCTGGATTAGCAGGAATCTACACAGATATTAATAGATCTATTGAAGCTTTAACAGATAATAGAATTGGTATAGCTCCAATGTTTGGTGAAGGTAAACCTTATGGATCTTCTATGAAATCTAAAGTTGGATTATTGGGCCCATCAGCAGGACAAATTTATAATGTGTTTGATATTATGTACGATGTAGGTGCAAACAAATATAATCACTACACAGCACGTAATGTGCGTAGATTAATACCATTCCAAAATGTATGGTATTTGGATTGGTTATTTGACGACATTGAAAAAGGACTTCGCTAATGGCAATTACTATATCTGATACAGAACCACGAGTTCAATATACTGCAACAGCTGGACAGACTAGCTTTACTGTTCCATTTGAATTTTTTGCTAATGCAGATTTAAAAGTATTTAATGGTACAACACAATTAACTTTTGCTGCATCACCAGCAGATCAAACAGAATATTCAGTATCTGGTGCAGGACAAACTGGTGGTGGATCTATTACATTAGGTGCGCCTGGAGCCACACTAAATGATGTTGTTACAATTTATAGAGATTTAGCTATTGAAAGAACAACAGATTTTCCAACATCTGGAGCTTTTCAAATCAACTCACTTAATACTGAATTAGATAAAATTATTGCTATGGCTCAGCAATTAGAGAGAGATTTAAAATTCTCTCCAAGAGCTGCTGCTACTACAGCAAATACATTTGATATTACATTTCCAAACTTATCTGCTAACAAAGTGTTATCTGTTAATAGTGCAGGTACAGGATTAGAGTTTGCTCAAGACATAACTGATATTACTACAATTGCAGGAATAGCTAGTGATGTATCTGCTGTTAGTGCGATAGCTGCTGATGTTACAGCAGTTGCAAATGATGCAAGTGATATTGGTGTTGTGGCTACAAATATTGCTTCAATCAATACGGTAGCAACAAATATTGCTGATGTAATAACAGTGGCTAATGATCTTAATGAAGCTATATCAGAAGTAGAAACTGTAGCTGATGATTTAAATGAAGCTGTATCTGAGATTGATACAGTATCAAATAATATTACAGATGTTCAAACAGTTGGTAATGCAACAAACATAAACAATATAACTTTAGTTGCAGGTCAAATATCTCCAACAAATAACATTGCTACAATTGCTGGATTAACTACTGAGATTGGGCAAGTAGCAGCAATTGATTCTGACGTAACTGCTGTTGCAAATATAAATTCTCAAGTAACTACAGTTGCTGGATTAAATACAGAAATTGCAGGTGTATATGCAATATCTGGACAAATAACTTCTGTAAACTCAAACTCATCAAATATTAATACAGTTGCTACAGATCTATTAGGATCTAATACAATTGGTACTGTTGCAACAGATTTAGCTGGATCAGATAATATTGGAACAGTTGCAACTAACATTGCATCTGTAACTGATGTTTCTAATAATATTGGATCTGTAAATGACTTTGCTGCTAGATACAGAGTATCAGCTACAGCTCCAACTACATCATTAGATGTGGGAGATCTCTGGTTTGATTCTACAAACGATATTATGAAAGTGTACTCATCTGGTGGATTCATTAATACTGGATCATCAGTAAATGGTACATCTGAAAGATACACTTATACTGTATCTTCATCTACTACTACAATTAGTGGAAATGATGATTCTGGAAATTCTTTAACATATGATGCCCCATATATCGACGTTTATCTAAATGGAGTAAAAATGGTAAATGGAACAGATGTAACTGTTAGCTCTGGTACATCAATAGTATTTGCTAGTCCAATAGGAGCTTCTGGTACTGATGTTGTAGATGTTGTTACATTTGGTACATTTAATTTAGCAAACTTTAGTATTAATGATGCTAATGATGTTTCAACTGCTGGTGTTACAGATGGACAAGTTTTAACTTATAATGCTGCATCTTCTACATTCCAACCTGGAAATGCTAGTTCAGCTGAAGTATATGGATTTAACAAAGATGCTTCTGGCAATCTAATTGTTACTACTACAAATGGTGGTGCAGATAATATTGATGCTGCAACTTTTGCTGCATTTGATGATGTATTATTTAGTGCATCTGGTTTTACATTTAGCATTTCAAATGGTCAATTAATTGCAACCATATAATGTGCGTAGATTGTAAATTAAATTAATTTAAAAAGGAGAACAAATGGCAACAATAAATTTAGGTCAAATAAAATTCAATTGGAGAGGTGCATACTCTGGAGCTACAGCTTATGTTGTAGATGATGTAGTAGAATCTTCTGGAAGCTCATACATTTGTATAGCAGCAACAACTGGTAACGCACCACCAAATGCAAGTTACTGGGAACAAATGTCTTCAGCTGGTACTAATGGTACTGATGGAACTGACCTTACAACAACATTAACTACACAAGGCGATATTGTTTATAGAGATGCGTCTGGTCTTGCTAGACTTGGTGCAGGTACAAGTGGTCAAGCATTAATTACACAAGGTACTGGTGCTAATCCTTCGTGGGGTGATGTTGGTGGTGGAATTTTAGCTGTTTCACATAAAATGTATGGTGGAACAAATGAAATTAATACTCAAAATAGAACTGCTGATTATACTTTTACTAGTAATTCTTATGAAATTTCAGAATTAACTTTAAGTATAACACCACAAAGTAATACTTCAAAATTTTTAATTCAATTAAATTTACAAGCAGGTCATTCAGATGCGTATGTTGGTATAGGTTGGCTTACTTATCAAGTATCAGGTGGAACAGAATATGCAATTACATCTAGTGGTACTAGAGGAGTAACTTTTAGATATGATGGTGCTAATTTTAGTTCATCAAATGCAAGTAATCCATCTATTGCTCATCAAGTAATGGTAGCACCTGCTACAACTTCAGCAGTTACTTTTAGAGTTAGAATAGCCTCAGCAGATTCGGGTACACCTTGGTACATAAATAGAAATCCAAATGGTAGTACAGATGTTGATGATGGTGGTTATATGCTTTCAACAATGACAGTTTTTGAATTAGATGGTTCTAAATCTACAAAAGCGACAACATCTACAAATGAAACTAAAACTTAATAGGAGAATAATATGACAAAAAAATTAGGTAGAGGAGTTGCAATAAGAGCAATAAATCCAAATGCAATATATAACATTATAAATGAAACAGTAGATGGATATGAAAGCATTGAATGGTTAGATAATACTACACCTATTTCTGATGCTGACATTAATGCTAAACTTGCTGAATTACAAACAGCAGAAGATGCTAAAGAACAAGCTAAAATAGATGCTCAAGTTTCTGGCAATCAAAAGCTATTAGACTTAGGACTTTCACAAGCTGAAGCAACTGCATTAACTGGTTATACACCACCAGTAGAGGAGTAATCCTCAATGACTAAAGCAAGAGATATATCTAGTCTTATTGGTTCTAGTGGTCAGATAGATAATGCTAAAATCACACTAGATGTTAATGAAATACCATCTTTAACAACTGATAAGATACCAAACCTAGATGCAGGTAAGATAACTACAGGTACTTTTGCTGATGCTAGAATAAGTCAATCAAGTGTATCTCAACACGCAACATCATTTGACGATAACAAAATTGTTAATGATATTTCTACACTTGCTTTAAGACAAGCATCTGACCAAAACAAATCAGCTTACAATACTAACTCACAATCAGTTGATGTATTCCAAGATGATACAGGTATTGATACAACAACTGATGTTTCAAGAAATGCTAGTGAGTATGTAAGTTCAGTTTCTAGTATAATTGCAACAGCAGATAGTGGTGGAACATTTGTTCAATCTGGTTCTTTAGGAACTACTGACGCATATGATTGGCTAACACCTTTACAAGTATATGGAAATACAAATTATTATAGCTTAAGCAGTACAAGTGTTGAGCTTGGACAAGGTAATTCTTACAATTTTTCTATGCTTTATAGAAGTGATTTAACTAACGATATAGTTTTTGGAAGTTTAGCACATAATGCAACTTCAAATACAA